TGCAACGGAGCCAATCCTTCTCCCCTCGTCAACGATATTTTGGAGTAATTGGTACAAGACTGAACTTGGTTCCTTGTAAGGAATGAAAGTAATAGCGTCACGAATCGCACCACCAGGCACATCAACGTCACGGAACTCACCAGGCATGAGAGGCGAATCATCCCCTTTGATGCGTAAACCCCTAGCTTTAAGACCAGCAGGTAAATTAGATAAAGTACCAGCATCGATAAGTTGACGCAGAATCGAAGTAGCGCTCTTGGCAAGACCACCAATGAGGTGAATAAGCCCCGTGCCATAGAAGCCCAACCCAGGAAGATATTTGTAATGTACGAAGTATTGTATTTTCTTTTTCTTCGTGTCGTCTTCATAATAATTTCTCCTGATTGACAATATCATTTTGGATGACTTATCAATTGTGACAACATAAGGTCTAGCTATGCCTTCTTTGTCTTGGAATGGTTCAGGTAATTCTAGATCTGCGTGAATCTCTAACAGTGTGTGTCTGTCATCGTCTTCTATTGTTGCAGACTCACCATCTAATTCGTCATACTTTTCTTGTATATCTGAAAAATCAGGCTCTGGATCTGGTAAATCTAGATCTTTATAGAAGCCATTCACCATTAATTTTGCTATTTCGTTTGCAGTTTTTTTCATGACATGTGTGTATCTGATACAACTCATCAGATCTGTTGCGCCATAGGAAACAACAAAATCCTCTGCAGGGACAAACATTGCGCAAGGTCTTTCGAGAAGGGGATCGTAATATACCTTTTTAAAGGCTGACCCTGCTAGAGGAAGTTTGAAGAGCATCTGCTCTGTTTCATCTCTATACTCTGTCATCTCTTCTGTTAAAAGATAATTCATCTCATTTTCTACACGAGCTGCCTGCTCTGTTTTTTCTCTTGTTTGTTTACCAACTGTCTTCGTTCTCACAGGACCTGCAGCAGGGAATATTTCCCCCATAGCCTGTGCTTGAAATCTAACTATTGACTCTGTTAAGACAGGGTGAAAAACACCAGATGCACCAGACCAAGGTTGCTGACGTTCTTCTATTTTCATACCCAATAAATCTAATCCTTTTACATAAGACTTAGCCCAGTCACCACGAGACTGTCTGTCTGTATTAAAATTTTCAATTAGTTCACTGGCTATTTCTTCTAAAGCCGAATCCTCTAAATACTCTGCTAGGTTGGAGTCATGTGCCGCACCAAGTAATTCTTCTGTTTTGTTACCTTCAAAATCAATTACAACTCCACCATCTTCTGTTTCTATACTAACAGAATCTGGATTTTCTATTTCTATTTCTAGCTGTTCTTCTAGCTCTGCTAGTTTTTTTACACCTGTGTCAGGTATTAATTGTTTTTCAACAGCCATTAGCGACTCCTATTTATTTCATTCTTTCTAAAATTCTATCTACTTTTTCTTCTAGTCTGTTTATTGCTACAGTGACATCATCTCTTTTAGCATAATCTTCTCTAGTTTTATTTAACAATATATCAATTCTTTTTAATTCTTTTGATTGTGTTCCCAAAAACCATCCTCCACCTAGAATGATAATACCTATAAGACCATCTATTATGTGAACCAAATCCATTAGTAATACTCCACTGGTCTTCTGTAGGTTGGTTCGTCATCCCAGTCATCCATAGTGGTTCTTATCCAACCACCTTGCCTGAATCTTAACAGAGCCTGTGTAGTTGAGTCAACTAGATCATCATTATCACCTGCAGGAAAAGCTGCACACTCTTCTATAACTTCATCTGCCCACCTAGTGGGTGGGTGCCATATAACATTACTTGCAAATAAATCTGTAACTGCATTTACTCTAGCAATTTTATCTTGACCTCTGCTTGGTGTAAATTCTGTGACAGGTATGCCCATAGCTCTTAATTCAAAAATTAATGGTGATCCTGCAGCCTTTGCTTCTATTATCATTTGGTCAGGTTCAAACTCATGATATTTATCATAGGCTGCTTTTTTTAATTCTGGAAATTCTAGTTTTTCTTTGTAGGCATCTATTAATATTAAATTAGGCACAGTCTGCCCATCTGCATTTGGATGATGGAATATTCCCCATGTGGTGCATGCGCTGTAGTCTGCTCTTTGTGTTTTTAAGAAAGCAGTATCCCAAGATTGTATTATTGCTTCGCAAGGCGGTAGATGTGGCTTATCCCATTCTTGCCACCATTCTCTTTTTATTAGGGCACCCTCCTCTGAGGTTGGGTCTTGCTGATATTGTGCTGACCATTTTGATATTGGAAGTTCTGCTTTCAGTGATAAAAGTTCTTCTTTCTTCCAAAACTCTTCCCATAAAGCATTACCTGATGGCATAATGGCAGGAAGTTCTATAACTTCCCATTCACTGCTACCTTCTTTTTGGGTTGAATTTTTTATTATCTGCCCAGTTAAATCTCTTTTACTCCATCTTGTCATAACAATAATTATGGCACCCCCAGGTTGTAACCTTTGTCTTGGACCAGAGGTGTACCACTCATAAACCTTGTCATAAACATCTGGATTGTATGCGCCAACTGTCGCATCCTGCTCTGAATGTGGATCATCGATAACAAGAACGTCTGCACCCTTACCAGTTACAGCACCACCAACACCAATAGCGAAATATTCGCCACCTTTATTTGTATTCCATCTACCTGCCGCCTTACTATCAGCAGAAAGTGCCACACCCTTAAAAATTTTTTGATAATCTTCAGACTGGATAAGATTCCTAACCTTTCTTCCAAATCCCACAGATAATTCGGCAGTGTGTGCTGTCTGTATTATTTTTTTATTGGGGTACCTACCTAAAAACCATGCTGGAAACAAGTAACTTGCGAACTCTGACTTGGTGTGACGGGGTGGCATGTTAATTATTAGTCTTTTTAATTGACCCGATGCCACTTTTTCAAATGCTTCAGCCATAATTTCATGGTGCCTGCCATGTATAAAAGAAGCCCACTGAGAGCGAACAAAGGGCAGAAAGCTAGTTTGGCAGCTTTCACGCTCTTTCACCCCCTCCAGCTCTTCTAAAAGGGCAAGAATCTCCCTTTTCTTATCCATAGGAAGGTTTTTTATGTCTGAAAGTATGTTTTTACTATTAATCGCTTGTTTCATCATCCCAGTCAAAGTCATCTACAAGGTCAGGAGGTCTGCACTCTATGATCTTTTTAGCCATATCTATCATAAACATAGCTTCTTCCTGCGGAAATGGTGAATAAACAAACAAATTCTTCTCACCATTAGCCTCTTTAGTCCACCCTATAAAAATAGGCTTATCTATTTCTACAGGATCAGGGCTATCCTGTCCATTAGCAGAATAATATTTCTTAAATTTTTTGAAATCAATGACATTCTTAGACATGAGATAAAAATTATCCCTCTCTCTAACTAGTTATAACTAGTATTATAACTAGTTAAAATAATATTACAACTAATAATATAGTTATAACTAGTTACTTTATAGCTATAGCTAGTTATTTTATAGTTATAACTATAGGGTTAGAAGTTTCTTAAACTGTTTGAAATTATTTGTGTGGAATAACATGCAGTACGCACGGCTAGCCCCCACAGCAACATGGGGGGTCGTGGGTAGGTGGGGGTAAATGCAACTAGAAAAACACGAATAGAGACCTAAAAAGGCAATAAAAACAATGACTTAGCAGTTAGCTTGCTTTATTTCCTAGTAATTCTGATAATTTCTTTTCTAATTCCTCTTCAATGTCCATACTGTTTCTATCAGTGTTATTTACAGTTTCAACTTTATCAGTAAATAGTCCTACACTTTTTCCTAGTAGTGCTAGTGCAGATATTTTATCACTAGATCTATTGTCATTACGTTCTACTTCCTCTTGCAGTTTTCTTAAAACGTATTCTGATCGTCTACGCACTTGCGTGCTATGATCTTCCTCTTTTAACCTTGTTAATGCAGAAATCCTTGATGCAACCTTGAGATTACTTGCTAATGCACTTGCTTGCTCCCAAACTGATTTTTCCTTGGTGGTATTCTTTACGTTATATACTTTCCTATATGCTGATGTTAACTTTTCACCATCACTAACCAACCTAGCAAACTTTTCCTGCTTATCTGTTAATCCAATCATCCTGAAATTCTCCTGAAGTTATTCAAAATAAAAAAAGTTCATGTGCACTTTTTACCATGATCTAATCAAAATTATCAAATAAATAAAAAAAATTTCAGTGCTGAAACCTGCAGGTATCAACAGTTTCATGCACATATGTTGATAAACATGGGTATCTGTTGATAATTATAGTTGACTATTGATACAAACTATGATCTAAGATTAGGTACATACCACCTTGATTGTGGTTTTTAGAGTTTCACTACCAACCTCTAAAGTAAAATTGGGATGCAGGTTAAAGCAAAAAAGAATTAGATCTTCCCCCTGCTCTTCTATCTCAGAGAGTACTGAGACGATGTTGACAACTCCCTTGATTGTGTCCAAAGCAGTTAAGACTAGTTGGTTGGTAGTCAATTATAATCTCCTATGATTATAGCAATGGGGCAGGCTTTATGCCTGCTCCACTGTAACTTAGTGTGTGCTAAGTCTGATGATCTCAAAAGAGTGAAACAGTTAATCTATAACGTAGGAGTTACTTATGAATTTATCTAAAACTGAAATGAATTACTTTATCAATACATTCAAGCCTTTATTCAATGAGGTTTATGGTTGGAATATTGGCAAATTACTTGACAAGTTAGTAATTCAGCATGGCAGTTTTCATTTTGTTATTAGCAGTGCTGACGAAATAGCTAAAGTATGTGACATGATGGAAAATATGCCACCACAAAGATCTAGAGATTTATGGCATGATAAAGTTAAAGAGCAATTAACTAACATTGAGCGAGCAAAAGCATTACTTGCAGATTACAAAAACAATGTAGTTTGTGAGTACAAATTTAAAACGTCTCCAATGTCAATGCCTAAGTCAGCATAATTGTTAAATGGGCAGGATTTATTCCTGCCTACTGTCTAGGAAATGTTATTCCTACTGATGAGACCAAGAGGTCGAAACAGAAATTTAACAATCATAGTAATGGAGATTATATTGAGCAAGAATACAAACACAAATAAGTATATTTTCAACGACAAAGCAATTCAAGAAATCAGCGATTGCGAATTTCAAATTGGAAAAATGCAAACTGCTAACAAAGCCAACACATTGGCAAAGAATGGTTTTAAACTAAAACAATATTCTGAAACAGTTAGCACACTTGCTAATCCTGCTTATCTTAAAAAGTCAGGATTTTTTGTCAGTGAAATTAGAAAAGCAGTTGATCAAGAATTGCAGGATGCAAAAATGTCTAAGGCATCTAGGAAGAGAATGTTAGAAAACTCCAATAGGTTTATCACTCAAATAGTTAAACCTAAAAAGGGATCTAATTATACTCCTGATACTTTTTTTGATTATTGTAAAGAGCATAACATTACGTCAGAAACATTGCTTTCAAAGCATATTGCTGAAGAGTATAAACCTAGCCAAGCTAAAGACATATTTGCTAGTCAAATAGTTGGTGGTTGGTCTCATAAAAAAGATGATAATGGTAACATTGTTCAAGGCGATACTTACAAGCCTAGTAAATATTCAATTGAAGAAATTGATGAAATCATTAATCACCTAACCACTGAAAAACTTGCTAGGAAAAAGATTGAAGATGATGCATCCAAGTCTAAGTCTGATCATGACAAGGAAATGGATAATGTATCGTCTAATATGTCAGCTTTAGGCGTTAGCATGTAAAAAAGTCTTGATTTAAGCGTCACTGAGT